ATTATATCAATGCCCAACGTAAAGAGGCTGAGGAATTCTCCAAACAGCCTGGTTGTTGGATGGGTTCTATGGTTGAACCAGAAAATACAGAGTATTGGAACGACAGAGTTCCCTCTGGTACTCTTGCTGAGTTCAATCGTATTGAACTTGAGGAGTCTGCTTATTACTGTGTTGCTGATGCATACAGTAAGAGTTATGCCCGTTCACTTGATTTTGCATCTATGACAGATGAAGAGTTAGATGCTGAAATCGAAGATGCTTGTGACACAATGAAACGAGAACAAGAGTGGGAAAAACAAATGGAAAAGGAAGCGATTGAGGAAGAATTAAAACTTGCTGATTCGCTGGGAATTGATGTTCCTACCCTTCAACGATGGATACAGCAGGAGGCTGCATAATGATTAGAGAAAAACAAATTCGTGAAAACATCATCGACTTAACAGGCCCAGAAGGGAATGCATTTTCTTTGATGGCGAATGCCACAAACCTTGCTAAACAGTTGGGGTTCAATAGTAAAGAAATCATTGATGAGATGACTGCTGGCGATTATGAAAACCTTGTCTCAGTGTTTGATAAATACTTTGGCGACTACGTTATATTGGAGCGATAAATGACACCCTTTGAACAGGCATTCCTTGCCACTTCACTTCTTGCTATATTCTTTTACTTTGGTAAATACCTTGGTAAGCAAGAAAGAGTTGAAGACATTGTAGAACACACCTTTAATATGCTTGAAAAGAACAACATGATTAAAGTAAAAAAATGTGAAAAAACTGGTGAAAAAGAGATTTTACCTATTGACAAAACTATCTAACTGTGATACTATATACTTGAAAGTGAGAGATTAACTATGATTTACAAAAACATCGGCGCCGCAATCAAGGCGGCCAAAGAAATGTGTGCTGCGTTGGAGGCCAACGTAAAAATCACAGAGTGCAAAGAGGGATACGAACTCTTTGGAACTGGAAAATTCGTTATGGAAATTAAGGAGTAGGATATGAAAAAAACTATTATGACATTGGGTATGGTACTTGCATCGTCATCAGCGTTTGCTGCAACTGTGCAAGATGTAAATAAGACTGTTATTCAACAGATGCCTTATCAAGTAGAAGTATGTGGTCAACAACATTACAGTGGTGACAAAACTGGTGATACACTAGGTGGTGCTATCATTGGTGGTATTATTGGACACCAGATTGGTAGTGGTAAAGACCGTAAGAACAATCGTAATATTGGTGCAATACTTGGTGGAGTTATTGGTCACAACAATTCAACTGCCACTGGTGGTTCTCGACAAGTTTGTAGTATTGAAACACGATACAACGAAACTCGTGTAGAGGTCTACTCACACAGTATTGCAACATTCATGCACAATGGGCGACAGTATTCTGTACGTTTCCAAAAGTAAGAGGTTATTATGAGTAATGTGTATAAATACTCTACCTATGAAGAAATACCGATTTCGGTAGAGTCCTATATAATAACAGTGGCAGATGTAAAAGCATTAGAACAAGTGCCACTAGAAGATATCAACTCTTTCCTAAATGGATTGGAAGAGTTTGATAAAAGTCTGCCTCCAATGAACATCGAACAGATGGCAAAAGAGATGGACGCCAGTTGAGTTATTCTGCCCTTAGCTCAGTTGGATTAGAGCAACAGCCTTCTAAGCTGTGGGTCGCAAGTTCGAGTCTTGCAGGGCAGGCCAAACTTAACTTTGACAGAAGGATATAATGAAGTACAAGAAAAAAAGTGAAAAACCATTAAGTGGCACCACGGTAATGGTTCGCAACGGTGATGTGAATGGTGCAATGAGAGTATTGAAGAAACGTCTTATGAGAGATGGATTTTTTCAAGAACTACGAGAAAGAACTTACTATGAGTCTCGTGGTACAAAAAGACGTAAAGAGAAAGCTGCTGCAACTCGTAGGTACAAAAGAAATATGCAGAAGCGAATGGATGAACTAGGTTATTAAAGAGGTGACAAAATGGCACGTGCCGTTAATATTGAGAGTGATAAGACCCTACCAAAGAAACGTAAAACTCGTAAACCAATGTCTGCTGAACAGAAGAAAGCAGCAGGGGAACGACTTGCGATTGCACGAGAAAAACGTCTCGCTGCAAATCCCCCAGAATATAAATCAATCCACCCAGATGTTCTCGCCCGAGGCGATGAAAATGCATGGAGTCACATCAATGTGAAGAAGTGGATTAAGACACAAAAAGAATTACTGTCTGTTGCAAGAAGTGATTTGCGCCGTAAAGTAAAGGGTGCAGAGGCACAAGTCTCTAGTATCTCTGGTTACATTCGTAACCTAGAAAACTACCTACGTTCTGGAATCTATACAGATTTATTTTGGGGTGAACATGGACAGAACAGATGTAAGACAGTTTGTTTAGTTATGGCATATCACCCAGACGGTACACCAAAAAGAAGTGTGGGTGTTTGGTATCCAGACATTCAAGAAACTTGGACAAAGGAAATGGAAAATGAACGATAATGGCCCAAAGAGTAATGTGGTACAATTTCCTTTGAGAAGTGCCCCAGATGCAAATATCAAAATTGATAATAAAGCATTAGTTATGCATGATGACTTGAAGTTTGCTGAACATCTGACTGAAGGTCTGGTAGTAAATCTCATTCACAATCTTGGCGAGAATGGTATTGATACCAAAGACGCTGAGTTCATTCGTGATATTGGGTTTACAATCGAATTAGTAAAATCAATAATCTATAGAGGTTTAGGTATGGGACATCCTATGCAACACCTTATTGGAATGTTTGTGACTACTGATGAAGATGATGAGGACGGTGTATATACTACCTTTGATATTGACTCGCTCGCAGAGTTTGTTGGTATGGATGATGAGGATTTAGATAAAGATTGCTAAAATCTCTTGACATTTGGGTAATTATAGACTAATATATAATAATATGAAATATAAGGTGAAATACTATGATATTGGTTGATATGAACCAAGTGACTATCAGTAATCTAATGATGCAGATAGGCTCTAAGCAACAGAACGAGGTTGATGAAGATTTAGTTCGTCATATGGTATTGAATTCTATTCGGATGTACCGTTCTAGATTTCAAGGTGAATATGGTGAGTTAGTACTTTGTTATGACAGCAAGAAGTATTGGAGAAGAGACTACTTCCCCAACTACAAATCCAATCGTAAGAAGGACAGGGCAAACTCTGGACTTGATTGGAATTCAATTTTTGAAACTCTAAATAATATTAGAGATGAAATTAAAACACACTTTCCATATAAAGTTCTAGAAGTAGAGGGTGCAGAGGCAGATGATTGCATTGCTGCAGTCGTACAGCACATTGCCGTAACACCTACAGAATTTGAGAAGGTGCTTATCTTGTCTGGTGATAAGGACTTCATTCAGTTGCAAAAACACAACTTTGTGAAACAATATTCGCCTGTGTTGAAGAAGTTTGTTAAGGACATTAATCCAGACATATATATTAGGGAACACGTTCTAAAAGGTGACAGAAGTGATGGAGTACCAAACTTCTTATCATCTGATGATACCTTTGTAAATGAGTTGCGACAGAAACCTTTGACTAAAAAGAAACTTGCAGTTTGGATTGACCTTGCTCCAGAAGATTTTTGTACTGAGGAGATGCTTCGTAACTATCAACGGAACAGAACACTAATTGATTTGGAGTATATTCCAAGTGACTTGAAGGAACGGATTCTAGAAGACTATAGAAAACCACCAAAAGGTGAACGGTCAAAACTACTAAATTATTTTATTAATAAAAGATTGAAAAATCTTATGAACGACATTGGAGACTTTTAATATGGTTCAAAATACATACACGCCACTTTTATCTGAAGTATTGGATAAGGTGCATAAAGCAAAAACTAAAGACAAGAAGGTTGCTATCTTACAAGAGTTTGATACTGAACCTTTGAGGATGGTTATCAAATCATCATTCGACCCTAACATCGAATGGGAGATGCCGTCAGGTGCAGTACCATATCAAGCAAATGAAGCACCGATTGGTACTGAACATAATGTGATGCGAAGAGAGTGTAAGAAACTCTATCGTTTTATTAAAGGTGGTGACCCAGCGTTACCTCGTGCAAAGAAAGAGACTCTGTTTATTCAGATGCTCGAAGGACTTCATAAATCTGAAGCAGAAATGGTTGTCAATGCAAAAGACAAGAAACTGCATCAGGTATATAAAGGACTGTCTGCGGCAGTCGTAAAAGAAGCGTTCAATTGGAACGATGATTTCATAAGGAATAACTAAATGAAAGAAAACTATCAACACTGTTTGGAGATGATTCTCCATCACGAAGGTGGTTATGTAAACCATCCTAAAGACCCTGGCGGCGAGACAAACCTCGGCGTCACGAAAAGAGTTTATGAAGACTTTGGTGGTGAGAAGGATATGAAAGACCTTTTGGTTGAGGACGTTGCTCCTATCTATGAAAAGAACTATTGGGGCAGAATGAAATGTGATGACATTCCATCTGGACTGGACTTATGTGTTTTTGACTTTGGCGTCAATGCAGGCACAGGACGAAGTGCAAAATATCTACAGAGAATGATTGGTTCAACACCTGATGGTGGTATCGGCCCAAACACTCTAAAGGCACTTGCTGTCTTTGTAGAGAATGAAGGATTGAAATATGCAATTGAAACCTTTCAGGCAAACCGTCAAGAGTATTATGAAAAACTAAAAACATTTGAAACCTTTGGTAGAGGTTGGACACGAAGAGTTCAAGAAACTACAAAAGAAGCTTTGGAAATGTCTTGACAAATCAATACCTTTAGGGTATTATAAGAATAATGGTGGTGGGGAAACCTCTCTCTCTCAAATCTCTCTCAAGATTCCCTGCCACCATTAACTAGGCGGATGTAGTATAAAAGTATTACAATCGGTTTCCAACCAATAGAAGATGGTGCATTACCATCCATCCGCTCCAATTAATTTATAAACCCTTGAATTTCAAGGGTTTTTTTTTGTCTTTTTCTCTTGACATTTGTTATTATAACAGGTATAATGGCCACATAAGATAGAGAAAGAAGGTTAAATATGTTTAATAATGTTGGTGACCCAATTGAGGGATTTGTTGTTCTGGAATGTCACCCAGAAAGAGGCCCTGTCATTGTTGCTACTCATCAGTGTTTGGGTAATGCAGAGGAAGAAAAGATGGTTCTGAATGAGATGGCAGAAGGTACTGAGTTTACCTTTGTCGTTAGAGAGACATTCGGTTGTATTGTGGAGACTGTATAATATGAATTTAGTAGAAGTCACTGGTGGTAAGAAATACCAAAGAGATATTGCTCAGAAGGTAGTTTATGCTATGATAGATACTTTGATGCCTCGTATGAGAACATTAGATATTGAAGTGAAGATTCGTAAAATCTCTGGTGATGCAGTTGGTTACTGTATGCAAGAAGATACTAATCGTATGTTTACTATTGATGTCCAGAAGGATTTATCCCTGAGAGATTTCATTACTACAATCTGCCATGAGATGGTACACGTTAAACAGTATGCTCGTAATGAGATGGACTGTTACGGTAGGAAATGGAAAACAAAAGTAATATCTGATAAGGTTGGATACTACGATTTACCTTGGGAAAAGGAAGCATATAGGTTGCAAGACAAACTTGCTCAAGAGGTTTGGGATGCAGATATTTTATAAAAAAAGTGAAAAAAAAGTAAAAAAGTACTTGACATTTGTTACTAAAACAAGTATACTGTAAGTATAGAGTGAAAAGAGAGGTTTTATTATGAAGTTTGAAAAATGGTTAGATACGTTGGTTAGTGAAAAAGGTCTGGATTTAGACCACACATTTGAGTACAATGGCCCAGTCTACGGTATGAATATGATTCCATTGGAATCAGTGATTGAACAAATTAAGGCGTTCCATCCTCAAACCCAAAAGATGACAAAGAATAGATTGGTTGAGATTGATTTCAAAAACGGTGATGTGATGCATTTCTTTGGTTACATCGCACAAAAAATGGCAATATAGGAGAATATATTATGGAACAAGTTGCAGTTATACACACAGCATTTGAGGACACACCGTCTACAGTTGCTTTCGTGGATGTACCAGAAGGTACGTTGTCAGAGAAATTAGAGTACGCTTATAGATGGACTCAAAACATCTTTGACAGTTGGTCACTAAAGATGCCTGAAGATGGTAACGATGCAGTTACCGTTATGGGTGATATCTCTGGTGGTATAGGTCTAAGGTCTACTTCAGTAGGTGACCAGATTTTGGTTGGTACTGAAAAGTATGTAGTCGCTGGATTTGGATTTCAAACATTAGATGGAAAGGATGTTTAATTATGGGTAAGGTGAAAGATATGATGATGGATGTAGAAGATTTTGTTTATGACTTCTACACCCCAGAAGGTGAAATGACCGAATCACCAAAGGTAATTATCGAAAAGGCAATCGAGAAGTTTGGTTGGTCATTTGGTAGTTATGCAAGTGAGGTTATCGAAGAGGCCCAAGGAGAAATGGGTGCCTCTTGGGATTGGGAAAAATCTGTTTCTCAGAACTTAGTTGGTTTTGAGATGACGGATGGTAAGATATTTTAGTATAATGTTAATTATAACACTGTTCAGTGGATGCAGTGCGATTGAAACATCTACACAAATATATCAACTGTGTAAGTATCAAGATAAATGCCCAGTTGAAGTTTTAGGAGATTGGTTAAATGGTCAGTAAATTTGTTTTAGGAACAGCAGTAATTGGAGTTGCTTTGTCTGGTTGTAATTATGCAGTAGCAAGTGATTGTGATTATACAAAGAAAGTGAACACTCAGTGGACACAAGAAATTCAGAAAACTGAGAACATTAATCGTGATGTCTTTCCTTATGTAGAAGACACTCGTAAGTGTGTTATGACTATGGATGTGACCGTTGACGGTTCTATATACCCTGCTGAGGGGACTTATGTATTTGGGCCTGATATGACTGAGAACACTGCTTGTGAAAACGCCACAATCAATGCTAAGAAGTCCATTATTAGTCAAGTATCACCAGAGGTTCTATCTGCAAATACTGATATGGTATGTAAGTCTGATGATGTGGTAGTCACTCAAAATGATGCGCCTGTAGTACAATCAGCACCAACGGAAATTGTAGTTGCTCAGAATACTTTACCTTCTAACGGTGAGTGGGTTGATGTTGGTAACGGTGTAACCGAAAGAATTATTTCTTCAAAAACTATTGACACTTACCCATCTGATGTGGTATATTCTAATAACAATAGTAATTGGGGTGGCAGTATAGTGTCTGGAACTACTAACGTAATCGGTGGAATATTTAATACAATCGGTGGTGTAGTTGTTACAGTAAAAACAAGAGAACGTGGTTCTTGTTATGCCAATTGGAAAACTGGTGGTAGAGACTGTTACTAATGGTTAAATTTATTGTAGGAATTGTGTGTGGTATTGTTCTAATAACATACTACCCACAAATAGGGTCAGTACTAGGAGATGTATTCGTAGATACTGGCATTCGTGATGACTTAGTGAACTTGCTGAAAGGGGTTTAATAATGAATAAAGTCGTAATACTTGGAGCTTGTCTTGCACTTGGTGCTTGTAGTTCTAACAAAGTGGTGGAGACTATGAATACCATTCCACCAAACTCAATCGCAGATGCAGAAGTGTATCAGTATAAAACAAAAGCAGTTACAGAACAAATTGAGGTTATGCCTGATTGGTTCAAAAAGATGCCAGAGAGTGATACTGCAATCTATTCTACAGGGACAGCAGCAACAACAGATTTGCAATTATCAGTTGACCTTGCAGTATTGAATGCAAAGACAACACTTGCAGACCGTATCAATGGTAGGGTTCGTTCTCAAACAAAATCTTTCGTTGCAAAGATTGGTAATGAAGAAACTGCATCAGTGTTATCAGAAGTAGAAAAGGCAACTAAAAATATCATTGCAGATGTAGATGTTGCTGGATACAAAGTATCTGAAACTGAAGTAGTATCAAATGGGCCGAAGTATCGTGCATATGTACTACTAGAGTATTCTGACAAAGAAGCGAATAAGATTATTATGAACCGTCTGCGTAAGGATAGAATGCTCTTGTCTAAGATTAAGTCAACCAAAGCATGGCAAGAACTAGACGATGTAGTATCTGAAGTAGAAAACAAAGATGCTGTAAAATCAGAAAACAACTTGAAAGTACTTACTCAATAATGTTGCAAGAACTGATAGTTTCGTTAATGATATCGATGTCACCAGCAGAAGCGGCGGCAATAGATAAATCTGTTGCTGGTCATCTCGCTGATGAATCATATTGTCTCGCAGAGAATGTATATCACGAGGCACGAAACCAACCTAAAGTGGGACAGATGGCAGTTATGTCTGTCACACTTAATCGTGTGAATGACCCTAGATATCCTAATACGATATGTGGAGTAACTAAACAGGGCCCGACTAGACCTAGTTGGCAAGATGAAACGGTTATGATACCTATCAAACACAAATGCCAGTTCAGTTGGTACTGTGATGGTAAATCTGACCGTATTCACGATATGGAAACATTTAATTCCATTTATCTCTTTACATCAGGACTAGTTGATGGTACAATGATACTTAAAGATGTCACAGAAGGTGCAACACATTATCATGCTGATTATGTAGAACCAGATTGGGCAAAAACTAAGACTAAAACAATTGAGATAGAAGACCATATCTTCTACAGATGGGAGACTGCTAAATGAATATTTTTTACCTAAGTCCAGACGAGATGGTTGCCGCACAAATGCATTGTGACAGTCATTGTAGTAAAATGATTATTGAGTACGCTCAATTGATGTCTACTGCACATCGTGTACTTGATGGTGAAGAATATTATGGACGTACTAAGAACAACCGTAGAATTAAACGGTGGTTGCATCCAGATGTCGAACTAGAGGATACTCTATACAAAGCATCACATATCAACCACCCTAGTGCTATTTGGGTACGTCAATCTCGTGCAAACTACAGATGGTTATATCGTATGTGGACAGAACTAAATACAGAGTTCATGTATCGATACAACAAGAATGTGCCGCATGAGAGTTTTCGTAAGTTGCAGTTGATACTTGGTACTGAACCCACAAATCTCAAAGAGGGATTCTTCACAGAACCAACACCAGCAATGCCAAACGATGTAAAGAACCAGAGTTCAGTAGTCGCTTACAGAGATTACTATATAAAGTATAAACAACATTTGGCAAAATGGACAAAAAGGGATATCCCACAGTGGATGGAAATATATGCTGCATAAGATAAGTGAGTTTTGTGACAAGATTGATGACCTCAAAAATATGTCTGATAGACTCAGAGATATGAAATATGGTACACCTAAAGCTTCTAACTTAGAGATTGATGAGTTTATTGCAACAATCCAATTAGATTGTCAACTACTTGCCAACGATAAATCTAAATATAATAAGGAATAGTATGCCGACATTTAATTTTAAGAACCATACCACTGGCGAAGAGTTTGAAGAATTCTTTACTAGTAACGATGCGAAATATGAGTGGATGGAAAGTCATCCCAATAAGATAACCCAACTTCCAAGTACATTTGCTATATCTGGACATGGAACTGGAGATAGGATTAAGAATGATGCTGGTTGGAATGAAGTATTGTCCAAAGCAGCAGAAGGTAATCCAGGCACACCGATGGCAGAACGATATGGTAAACCATCCATAAAAGAAATTAAGACACGACAAGTAGTTCAGAAACACTTGGCGAAACAGAATAAGGGGAAATAGTATGGCAAAGGCGAAAGATATCCGTATTGATAATATGGTAACAGTTAGTCCTGTAACTGATAATCAAAAGATTGCATTTCAAGATTATAAGGCAGGGAAGAACCTTTTCTTATATGGAGCGGCAGGAACAGGTAAAACCTTTATTACTTTATATATGGCATTACAAGAGGCATTGAGAAATGAAACTAAGTACGATACAGTATATATTGTTCGTAGTGCAGTTCCTACTCGTGAGATTGGTTTCTTGCCGGGCGATGAAGAAGACAAGACAGCGTTGTTCCAAGTACCTTATCAGAATATGGTGAAGTTCATGTTTGAACAACCTAACGAACAAGCGTTTGCTATGTTGTATGACAGACTAAAGAATCAAAATTCTCTGATGTTTCTTACTACCTCATTCCTTAGAGGTATTACATTAGACAATGCAATCATCATTGTGGATGAGGCACAGAATTTGACGTTCCATGAGTTGGATACAATCATTACTCGTGTGGGTATGGATTCAAAGATTATGTTCTGTGGTGATTTCTTTCAGAGTGATTTGCAGAAAAATATTGATAAAGAAGGTATCAAACACTTTATGAAAATCCTAAAGGGTATGAAGTCTTTCTCTAATATTGAATTTACACTAGGTGACATTGTTCGCTCTGGTAT